TATCGCGTCCTCAACAATGAATTTTGTGATGCGGTGCCTGGTGCCTCCAGGTGACGTTAACCAGTTAACAATTAACGCCGGATACAGAGAATCCACCCATAACACTGTTTTTGGTTTTAACTGTTCCGCGTGCGCTCAGCCGCATTCACCACATCACAAAATTCACTTTAAAAAGGGCGGCAGAGCAGTCACGGAGTAAAACTGATACCGCCAAACGTCACCAGAAAATTGATAACAGAGGGCGTTGCAGCGGGGTTGTCACTTAAGCGTATGGTCAACCTGACAACCCGGTGTCCTCAACGGGGGAAGGAATAACCCCGCCATACTTACCGCCGCGCCATTTCGCGGATTGCCACAACCGGAAGCGCACGGTCGACGAAAATTTAACGACAGGCTATCTATGAACCAGCTACCTCGCCGTGCGCTTTCGCGTTATGGTCTGACTTTTCAGGGAAATATCCTTTCAGTAAACTGTCAATGCCGGATGCTCACCCGTGTCCGGCGCACGCACTCCACCTCACCCGTGGAGAACTCCTTAATTACTAACCTTAGCTTTGTTGATTAGCTACTAACGCGGGTATGTAATCATTCTGGCAATGCTTAATGCCGCTGCTTTTTCCAGATTGGTGATATCCTGCTCCAGAGCGGACAGATTTTCAGCCTGCTTAGCCCTGGCTTCATTGGCCCATTTCAAATCCTGCGCTGCATTAATTTTCTGGCGCATCCACTCATAAAGTTCATCATCGGTATAGTCTGGCGCGATGATGACGGGTTCTCGTTTCTGCATACTGATTCCTCGCGGTGCTGTTTCGCTTATCAGCCGTTAGATTTTGCCGAACTGGAAAGCGCCTGTTTAAATTCGTTGAAGCCGAGAGCTTCTTCGCCGTCGGCAAGACCTTCGAAGTATTCTTCGTAAGCCTTTTCCATGATTGTGTCGAAATCCATATCACTCACCTGAGTTTCTTTCCAGCCAGCGACGGGCACCATTTTCGGTTTTAAACGTTTTGCTTTTGGTATACGTCATCGCGGTGAATGTGCCGTCCTGGTTGGGAAACACGCCGTACACCAGAGATTCGTTGTTGCCAAGACCGATAGTATCCATGTTGACCTCATTTCCCCTTAACGCCGGGGTAGCGGAACAAAAACCTGCTGCATAGTTATTAAAGTTGAACCCTGCCGTCATGTTCTTACGCCTCGGGCTGGCTACTTAACCCCTGACCACTGCCTGGTAACTCGAAGTATTGCCCTGCGTTCTGCGGGACGGGGTGGGTTGGTATGAAAGGAAGGATACCCATGGGTATTTAAAAAGTAAATACCCATGGGTAATTTTTTTGATGTGTCTTAACTGGTGACTGGTTGTTTGGTGAGTTATGATGCGTTTTGTGCTTTCTTTTTACGGATTTCTTCGTAGATCATATTGTAATACTGTTTTTTCTCTTCAAGAGTTTTTAATAAGTTATCCGCTTCACTTTCTGGCAGTTCGTCTAAGAGATCTAAAAAAATACGTTGTCGTGGCGTTAGAACCCTTGTTTCATAATTGGAGGCTGTGTTCGTTGATGATGAAACGATACCATCCATCCATCCCCGGGGTAACCCAAAGGACTCTTCTATAATCTCCACCATATCATCAGCGATCCGTTTTTTCCTTTTTCCCCTCTGGGTACAACATTCTTGATACATAAGAAGGCTCGCGACCGATCTTTCTGGCCACGTTAACCGCTTTACCATCGCATTTCTCATCACGAATTTTGATGAGTTGTTGTCGTCTAAATTCATATTTGTCCATAGGTAAATAATAGATGCGATTACCGCAAGGTAAACAACCTAGGGGTATTGACTTTTGTTTACCTGTGGGTATTCTTTGCTGTGTTTACTAAGGAGTAGCTATGGAAGAATTAAGAATATTTCTCAATTCTCTTTCGTCAGATGAACAGCGTATGTTTGCATGTGAGTGTGGTACTAGCATCGGTTATCTAAGAAAGGCATTGAGTAAAGGTCAAATCTTAGGGGCATCGTTATGTGTCCTTATTGAGCGAGCCAGTAATGGTGAAGTTACACGTCAGCAACTAAGGCCTTTTGATTGGATGAATATTTGGCCCGAGCTGGAAGATACCAAAACGTTAACACAACCACTTACTAGGAGCTTGATTCATGAAAATCAAGCATGAACACATCCGCATGGCGATGAATGCCTGGGCGCGTCCTGATGGCGAAAAAGTTCCAGCAGCTGGAATAACCCAGGCTTATTTTGAGTTGGGTATGACGTTTCCTGAACTGTATGACGACAGCCATCCGGAAGCCCTGGCTCGCAATACCCAGAAAATTTTCCGCTGGGTAGAGAAAGACACCCCTGATGCAGTTGAAAAAATTCAGGCGTTGTTACCAGCGATCGAAAAGGCAATGCCACCTTTGCTGGTGGCCAGAATGCGCAGCCACAGTTCAGCTTATTTTCGGGAGCTGGTGGAGACGCGGGAGCGATTGGTGAGAGACGCTGATGATTTTGTCGCAGTGGCAATCGCCGGTTTCAATCAGATGAACCGTGGTGGCCCGGCAGGAAATGCTGTGGCAGTACATTGACTGACAATAGCCATATCGAATCGCTTCCGGCAACTCGTGAGTAAAAAGATTCGGTATCAGAAGAGGTGAGTATGGCTAACGCTTGGCTCAGATTATGGCATGACATGCCAAATGACCCTAAGTGGCGAACAATTGCCAGGGTGTCAGGGCAGCCAATTGCAACAGTGATGGCAGTGTATATCCACCTCCTGGTGAGCGCGTCACGAAATGTCACGCGAGGTCACATTGATGTCACGACAGAAGATTTGGCAAGTGCGCTCGACGTGACAGAAGAGGTAATTGATTCAATTTTGCAGACGATGCAGGGGCGGGTACTTGATGGTGATTTAATCACTGGATGGGAAAAACGCCAGGTGCTTAAAGAGGACAACGGCAATATTTCGCAAACCGCAAAATCTCCTGCAGAGCGCAAGAGGGCGCAGCGAGAGAGGGAAAGAAAGCGGGAACAAAATGGCGATTGTCACGGCGCGTCACGAAATGTCACGCACATGTCACGACGAGTAACGACAGATAAAGATACAGATAAAGATACAGATCAAGAAGATCAAAACACTATGGTCCATGGCGTAAAAAACGCCACGAACCAGGCAGGGGATGTTCAGACCGTCAATCTTGGTCAGCCAGCAGGCACGACATCGGAAGCCGATTCAGCGTATGCGCTGAAAGCCGATTCGGGCGCTGTGCAGCAGGTGATGACCGCAAGGCCGGAGCAATCACACCAACTGCAGCAGCCTGAAGCCGATTCCGCCATTCTGCGGGAAGCCGATCGGGTAGTCCCGGAAAACACCGGGCAGTCTGTGGGACGAGTGGATTATCCGGATGTGTTCGAACAGGTCTGGCGGGAGTACCCGTTGCGTGCCGGAGCAAACCCGAAGAAATCCGCTTTCAGTGCCTGGAAGGCCAGATTACGCGAGGGGGTGCCACCAGAGGCCATGCTGGATGGCGTGAGGCGTTACGCAAGATACTTGGCGGCTACCGGGAAAACGGGAACGGAATTTGTTCAGCGAGCGACGACGTTTTTAGGACCGGACCGGAATTTTGAGAACCCCTGGTTGCTCCCGGTAAGCGGTACGAACAACCAGCGTTGCGTGAATCACATTTCTGAACCAGATACCGAAATTCCACTGGGCTTCAGGGGGTAAGTGTTGATTTCTGGTCATGAGGTAATTTTCAGGAGGACTTGTGGCAAAAGTTTTTACACAAGAAGAGCGAGAAAAAATTAAAGGGCAGGTTGTTGAACTCGTACGCCAGAGTGGGCGTGAGACGTTACGGCAACTGGAAGTCAAGACAGGTGCGACAAGATATCTGATGAGCGTTCTCGCAAGAGAGCTGGTTGCCAGCGGCGATGTATACAACTCTGGTTACGGGTTGTTCCCGTCTGAACAGGCGCGTAAGGACTGGCAAAACGCCCGCAAAAAACTCTCAAGGGCAAATCTGAAGAAACCATCTGTGGTTGATCCTGACCTTATCTGGTCATTACCAGACGGAGAAATACGCCGCTACGACAGGCGTCAAAACATAATCTGTAGCGAGTGCCGGAAGAGCGAAGCTATGCAGCGTGTACTGGCTTTCTATCAGGGTAATTTTCAGAAGGTGCTGTTGTGAGCCAAATTAACAATCGGAACTTCGTGAAGAGAAAGCATAATCCAAATCTGAATAATTAAGTTCAGCACTGTAAATAAAATTTAATCCTTAACTGGAGGTATATCTATGTCAAATACACAGAAAATTATTAACACTGAAAAATATAACGAGTGGGTGAAAAATTCTCTGAGCAGATTTTTAAAATTACTGGCGACGAGAATGTGGCAAAAAATGAATTAGAACCGTGGACACCTGAAGGAAACGCACCAAATTATTGCTGGTGGGAGGTTGATCCGGTTGATGCTGCAAATGAAGCCATGAGTTACCACAACGATTAATGTCGGGAGGCCGCCCGAAAGGGCGGTAAGAAATGACTACATTATTCAGAAAAGAATATCCGCAAAAAAGTAGGGCGACAGAATTTTTGTTTCTCATTCTGTTTATCGTATTGATGATACCGATATCCCCTCTAATTTTTGTCTGGGCAATCGGGAAAATAATTGAGCCAGTTACTGAATTGTATACCGACGTTGTATGGGCGTCGTTCAACACACTGCACAATAAAATTAATCCGTATAAGGAAAACTGATATGGCAACTTTGACAAAAAAAGAACGGGCATGGTTGAACGAATTACAGGAAGTTCTTGATCGCTGTCCATCACCGAAAAAAATTGGCTTTTACACCATTGGCGATAAAAGCATTTACCTGTATGACCTACGCCGCATGGATGAAATCATGGAGGCTCTTGATAATCGTTCGTCGATGGATTGGTGTGTTGCTGTTCATGATATGAATGCAGGGTTTGATGAAAAGATTTTGTTCCCCTCATCAGTTGAAAGCACTGCGGGTTAAGGAGTAACACATGACCACTATTACCAAAGAACGTATTGAATTGTTCATTAAAAATCCGCTTGAAAACGGGCTTACCCGTGGTGAACAAATGGAACTGGCACGGATTGCGCTGGCATCGCTGGAAGCAGAGCCGGTGGCAAAGATTATAGCTCATTACCCATTAGGAGTTGACGTAGGCAAACAAAAGTTCGTACAGGCCATTGGAGAGCTTCCTGACTTTGGCGGATATCTATTTGCCGCCCCTCCAGCGCCGATAGTGCCGGAAGAAATGTATTGGCAGGATGCGCCAGTTGAAGGCAGCAGCAAAGCGGCTGCATACGCTACAGGCTGGAACGATTGCCGCGAAGCCATGCTTCAGTCCGGAAACTTTCGGGAAAATAAAGATTCGTCAACCAATAATTTTCGGAAAATCCCGGAAGCGTCAACCAGCTCTCCGGTAACTCCGGCTCTTCTGCCTGGTGGTTTCACCATTGAGGATGCGAAGGATTTACATGAAGACCTGGTGCGCAGCCACATAAGCCAGGCTTTAAGTAGCGAAAAGATGAAAAAGAAAGATCGCGATGCTGATTTGCGTTGGATCCATGGCGTTATAGTTCAGGCAGCGTGGTTTGTGAAAGCATCACTGGAAGCGTTGCCTGAACTGTCGCAGGAGGTGAATCAATGACCTGGCCTGAGGCATTCACAACGGTAGGAATTGCGATGGCGGTGACGCTGGTGGTGTATTCGATTTGCCGCTGGGGATAAAAACGGTTTGCGGGAAAAGGAGAGTTAAGTAGAATTGCTGCGGGTGCTTGAGGCTATCTGTCTCAGGCATGAACACCAAAAGGCAGATAGAGAAAAGCCCCAGTTAACATTACGCGTCCGGCAAGACGCTTAACATTAATCTGAGGCCATATCTATGCTCTACACACGTAGGTTAGCCTCTTACGTGCCGAAAGGCAAGGAGAAGCAGGCTATGAAGCAGCAAAAGGCGATGCTTATCGCCCTGATCGTCATCTGTTTAACCGTCATTGTGACGGCACTGGTAACGAGGAAAGACCTCTGCGAGGTACGACTCCGAACCGGCCAGACGGAGGTCGCTGTCTTCACAGCTTACGAACCTGAGGAGTAAGAGACCAGGCGAGGGAGAAATCCCTCGCCACCTCTGATGAGTCAGGCATCCTCAACGCACCCGCACTTAACCCGCTTCGGCGGGTTTTGTTTTTTCCTGGCATTCTGGTTTACAATTCGCACGTCAGCCTGAACACCTGACACCTGCTGCGCCAGCAGAGAAAACAGATGGCGCACAAAACCAAATTTCACAATTCTGATACCGACCTTGCCATCCGGCATGGGCGGCGTTCACACGCATTTAAAACCGACTGGTACCAACACCCACCATGTACTGAAGAACAGGCCGAATGGCTAATTCATAACTACCGCAGACGCGGATACGAGATTAAGAAAGCCCTCAGCCTCGATTATCGTCACTGGATAATCTATGTCAGGCTCCCTTATTCCGAACGCCCACCGCGCCCATCCCGCACATACCAGCAACGGATCTGGAGGTAACGTGCGGATATTACTTCGACCTGTTCTGGTACCGGAACTCGGGCTTGTGGTCCTTAGGCCGGGCTGTGAATCCATGCAAGTATTTCATAACCCTCGAGTGCTGGTGGAGCCTGAACCGAAAAGCATGCGCGGTCTGCCGTCCGGAGTCGTCCCTGCCGTTCGCCAGCCGCTGGCGGAGGATAAATCATTACTGCCATTTTTCAGCGATGAGCGTGTGATTCGTGCTGCTGGCGGCGCTGGCGCACTGTCTGACTGGCTCCTGCGTCATGTTAAATCCTGCCAGTGGCCTCATGGAGACTATCACCACAGTGAAACCGTCATACATCGTTACGGTACCGGCGCAATGGTGTTGTGCTGGCACTGCGACAACCAGCTGCGCGACCAGACATCCGAATCACTCGGGCAGCTTGCTCAACAAAATCTGACAGCCTGGATGATTGACGTCATACGTCACGCAATAAGTGGTGCACAGGAACGGGAATTATCGCTGGCTGAATTATCCTGGTGGGCGCTCTGCAATCAGGTAGCGGACGCACTACCGGAGGCAGTATTACATCGTTCTCTGGGGTTACGCGCGGAAAAAATCCACTCAGTATACCGCGAGAGTGACATCATACCGGGAGAACAGACAGCCATCAGCATACTGAAGCAGCGCACAAAAAATTTTGCGCCGTTGCCTCACGCCCACCAGCAACAGAACCCACCACAGGAAAAGACGGTGGTCAGCATTGCCGTTGATCCGGAGTCACCGGAATCATTCATGAAGCGGCCTAAACGTCGCCGCTGGGTGAATGAGAAATACACGCGCTGGGTAAAGACACAGCCGTGTACATGTTGTGGTAAGCCAGCAGACGATCCCCATCACCTGATTGGTCACGGTCAGGGCGGAATGGGGACAAAATCTCACGATATTTTCACGCTACCGCTGTGTCGGGAGCATCACAACGAGCTTCATGCGGATCCGCTGGCGTTCGAAGAAAAGCATGGTTCTCAGGTTGATTTAATTTTTCGTTTTCTTGATCACGCCTTTGCAACTGGCGTGCTTGGGTAAAAGAGGTGACTGATGCTCATAGATTTGGTTTTACCTTACCCGCCGACGGTGAACACTTACTGGCGACGCCGTGGCAGCACATATTTTATCTCGGAGGAGGGAAAGCGTTATCGCCGGGCTGTGGCGCTTATTGTTCGCCAGCAGCGGCTGAAATTAAGCCTGTCCGGAACGCTGGCGATAAAGGTGATTGCAGAGCCACCGGATAAGCGTCGTCGCGACCTGGACAACATTCTGAAAGCACCGCTGGATGCGCTGACGCATGCGGGAGTGCTCATTGATGACGAGCAGTTTGATGAAATCAATATTGTACGTGGTCAGCCAGTATCTGGTGGACGGCTGGGTGTGAAGATTTACAAAATTGAGAGTGAGTGAGCGTAAATATGATATATCCGGAAATTACAGGCAAAAGCGGCGAACATTTACGCCTGAACACGCTGGAAGCAGTCTGGATCCAGGGGAAATTACGGATGTGGGGGCGGTGGTCGTATATCGGTGGGGGTAAATCCGGAAATATGTTTAACCGGTTACTGGTTTCGAAAAAGCTGACGAAAACAGCAGTTAATGAGGTTTTACGCAGAATGAAGAAATCCGGGCTGGAAAAACCGGAACTTGAGGCATTTTTTCGGGATATGACAAGAGGAAAGCAGAAGAGCTGGTTGTCACATTGTACAGACACAGAGGCGTTGATTATTGATCGCGTTATCAGTGAGGTGCTTGGGGAATATCCCGGGCTAATCAATGTTCTCCGGCAAAGGTACGAAGGACGGGGAATGAGCAAACTGAACATGGCCGAAAGGTTAAATGCAGATCATCCTGATTGGTCGTTGGTTACGTGCAGACGCCGAATTGATCAATGGTTGGGGGTATCTGAATTTATGTTATATGCCCCCATGCGCATGGCTTTTGTTACAGAGAAAAATGTTGCAAACTGATCAATAAACTGCTTCAATCCGTATAAGCTTCGCAAAGCTGTATCGCGAGGCGAAACGCAAGTTTTTTTCGCACAAGGAAGCCACCGGAAGGTGGTTTTTTTGTGTCCGCGATATACAGTAGCGCAATAAATTCGCTGGTGGTTATTAATACCGTTCTTTCAGCTTGCTGGCTTTTTCGACAAGAGTTATTGGTGTGTCACGTTAACCGGAAAAGGGAAAAAGACATGCTAAAACAGCAGGATATGACAGAAACCGCCAGAGTGGTGTTTAATGAATTAAGCGTTACCGAACCGGCGACAGTCGGGGAGATAGCGCAGAATACTTACCTTTCACGCGAACGCTGCCAGTTAATACTGACCCAGCTGGTTATGGCGGGTCTGGCAGACTATCAGTTCGGTTGTTACAGACGCCTTCCGCAGTGAAGGCTTTTTTATTTGTGGTAAATGGGCGGCTGGTGGGTGTTAGGGGCACCCACCAGCCATCTGCTCATGCGTTGGGTTCACAAGCAAACCTCAGGCCCACTGCTTTGCGCAAAAGCAGAATGAGCCTATCAGAGACAGGCTTAATGATCCATGCTTAATACTGTAAAAATATCCAGTTGTGAGTTAATCAACGCCGACTGCCTGGAATTTATCCGGTCGTTACCCGAAAATTCTGTTGACCTGATAGTCACGGACCCGCCGTACTTTAAAGTGAAGCCTGAGGGCTGGGATAACCAGTGGAAGGGCGACGATGATTACCTGAAGTGGCTGGACCAGTGTCTGGCGCAGTTCTGGCGGGTGCTGAAACCTGCCGGAAGTCTTTACCTGTTCTGTGGTCATCGCCTGGCATCTGATATCGAAATCATGATGCGTGAACGCTTCAGTGTGCTGAACCATATTATCTGGGCGAAGCCGTCCGGACGCTGGAACGGATGCAACAAGGAAAGCCTGCGGGCGTATTTCCCCGCCACAGAGCGCATTCTGTTCGCGGAACATTATCAGGGGCCGTATCGCCCGAAAGATGCCGGGTATGAGGCGAAGGGCAGGGAACTGAAACAGCATGTGATGGCCCAGCTGATTTCTTACTTTCGTGATGCACGCGCGGCCCTGGGGATAACGGCAAAACAGATTGCAGATGCCACAGGAAAGAAAAACATGGTGTCGCACTGGTTCAGTGCCAGTCAGTGGCAGCTACCGAACGAAAGCGATTATCTGAAATTACAGTCGCTGTTTGCCCGGGTGGCAGAAGAGAAACATCAGCGGGGAGAACTGGAAAAGTCCCATTACCAACTGGTCAGCACATACAGTGAGCTGAACCGGCAGTATATGGAACTGCTGAGTGAATATAAAAATTTGCGGAGGTATTTCGGTGTGACGGTGCAGGTGCCGTACACCGATGTGTGGACGTATAAACCGGTGCAGTACTATCCAGGGAAACATCCGTGCGAAAAACCGGCAGAAATGCTGCAGCAGATAATCAGCGCAAGTAGTCGTCCTGGTGATCTGGTTGCGGATTTTTTCATGGGGTCGGGTTCAACGGTAAAAGCGGCGATGGCACTGGGGCGTCGTGCGATTGGTGTTGAGCTGGAGACCGGACGTTTTGAGCAGACAGTCAGGGAAGTTCAGGATTTAATCGTTTGAAACGGATGAGATTGCAGAATTAATTACGCACCATTATTATTCTGCTCCCGGCCCTTTAGCTCAGTGGTGAGAGCGAGCGACTCATAATCGCCAGGTCGCTGGTTCAAATCCAGCAAGGGCCACCATCACATACCGCCATTAGCTCATCAGGAAAGAGCGCCAGCCTTCGAAGCTGGTTGCGCGGAGTTCGGGTCCCCGAAGGCGGTCCATTATCTGTATCCTGCGTTGTTAGCTCAGCCGGACAGAGCAATTGCCTTCTAAGCAATCGGTCACTGGTTCGAATCCAGTACAACGCGCCACACTTATTTTCCCTGGCTCGCTTTTGCGGGCTTTTTTTTAAATGTCTCACAATTCAGGCGGTTGACTGTTGTCTGGTTTGCGGGGAGTTTGTTAAAAGAAACTGGCATGGTGAATCCCCCTGTGCGGAGGGGCAATCAGCGAGTAGGTATATGGGATAATCGCGGATTCAGGTGCTGGTACTGAATTCACCGGGAGGCACCCGGCACCATGCAATGGCACATAGCGCCACTCTCCAGCCCCTCTCCGGAGGGGCTGTTTATATTGATTTTGTCAGATGTGAGTAAACTCCTTATGGACTTTGCTGTTTTAGTCCATAAGGACATATTTGCAGAGTGCAACGGTTATTAAAGCATTCATTCAATACGTTATCTGTATTTGTAGGGCATTCCTGGCTGTTTTTGATTAAATTCCAGAATGTTTTATTGAATGGTACTACGTTGTAAATGGTTACAGGTAGCACTTTGTTATTGAGCATGATACCTGTGTGAGTCAGTGTAAATATACTTTCAGGAGGTAAGAAAGCATCCGATTGATACCAGATTATTAATTTTATTTTACTCCATATGACTGAAAAAGATATTCCGCATGATGGCTGGATAACTGTATCAATCACAATCCACTTCATTTAGTTTCCTTGTTTATGCCTTGCTGGTGTTGTTCTGAAAAGTATAAATGATAATTTTGAATGTAAACCATAGGGCAGAATTATTTTTCTGATGTTGTTTATTATTTATTTAAATGCAGGGTGGTTTATACCTCGTCTTGTAGTTTATCCATGCATATCTGCTTTATGATGAGGTTTTTATTTAAGGTGTGGTTTTGTGTATTACATGTCAGGTATCTTAAAGAATTATTTTTTAGATGGTGGAAAGAACCATGGCATTTAAACACTATGATGTTGTCAAGGCGGCGTCGCCGTCAGAGCTTGCGGAAAAGCTGACACACAAACTGAAAGAGGGCTGGCAGCCGTTTGGTAGTCCGGTGGCCATAACCCCTTATACCCTGATGCAGGCGATTGCCGCGGAGGGGGATGTGACCACGCCAGTGGTTGTGCCCGGCACGGGGGATGGTGGCCAACGGACGGGAAATCAGTGACAACGCTGCTTTATTACCGTGCAACAGAGTCAGGTGGTTTACTGAATCCGCAGGGATGGGGAGCTGAAGGAGGGCGTGCATTGGTAGTTGATGATGCAGGTGCTGCAGGAGGTAAGGCGCTGAGGTGGACCAAACAGACAGGAAGTTCCTCGTGGTTTATGCAGCATGATGCCGGTAATGGCGCAGACCTGCTGGAGAAGGGCGGGCTTATCAGTTGTCGTTTTAAAGTTGATGGCATACTGACAGCTAATCAGTACGCACTGGCGCTGTACTGGCCGGTTTCTTCACTGCCTCAGGGCGTCACACTGGAAGGTAATGCCGGTCATAACCTGCTGGCGTCGTTTTACGTACAGAGCGATGCCACAGACCTTAATGTGATGTACTACAAGGGAAATGCTGGTCAGAACACGAAGCTGGGGTCATTCGGCGCATTTGATAACGAATGGCATACGCTGGGCTTCCGTTTTGCCGGTAACAACAGTATTGAGGTGACGCCGGTCATTGATGGTAAGGACGGGACGCCGTTCATGCTGTCACAGTCACCGGTCGGCACGTTTACGGCAGACAAATTGCGCGTGACCGATATCACTAGCGGTGCGACATATCCGGTGCTGATTGAAAGTATAACAGTGGAAGTGAATAACCCGTAAGCAGGAAAAAAAGGCCGCCGGGGCAGGGAAAACAAGGAGCCAGAACCGGCGGCAAATGTCGTTATATCCAAAGCAAAACATGCAGGACACTTTTTTAACCAACAGGTATTAACGATGTCAACACCATATCAATAACCGGGAGGGATAATGAGATTTGTACAGCTTATTTTATTGTATTTCTGCACGGTGGTGTGCACGTTATATCTGGTAAGTGGCGGGTATAAGGTTATCCGGAACTATATACGCAAAAAGATTGATGCCGCGGCGGCGGAAAAAATCAGCGCCAGCCAGTCAGCCGGAACAAAACCCGAAGAGCCTCTCATTTCGTAGCAACTTTCTTAACAACACCTTTCAACGAGAAAATCCCATGTCAGAAATAAAATCTCTGGTCACTGCTGAAGCAGTGAAGGACGTCCTGCGCTCTGAAGAAGTCAGAAGCGCACTGAAACAGCAACTCCGCCAGAATCTTGAGGCGCGTCTTGATGCTGAAGTGGATGCCATTCTGGATGAGCTGCTGGGGGGATCCGTTCCTGATGTCGTACTTCACTCAGACCACTGACGGCAGAGTGAATCTGATGCATCACAGGAAAGCCGGAAACACGAAGCTGGGGGAGTTCGGCGATTACGGTAACGACTGGCAGACGCTGGAGCTGGTGTTCACCGCCGGCAGTGCCACGGTTACTCCGAAACTGAATGGAGTGGCTGGCCCGGCATTCCAGGTTATAAAAGACAGTCTGACACTGGGACTGAATGCGCTGACGCTGACGGATGTTACAAAAAATGCAGCGTATGGCGTTGAGATAGAAAGTCTGATGCTGGAGATAAATGCACCGGCAGCATAATAAAAAAAGCCAGCGCCCACTCTGAAGGACGCTGGCTAAAACGGGTAGATGTACTTCACATGATACTTATATTTGGCAGTACATTTTCTGACAGACAGTGACGGATGTTGTCAAGATATTGTGTCATTTATAACCTGAATCAGGGGTTGGTCGGAATGTTATCTGGCATTTTTAGCAGAGCCTGAATGCCATAATCACGGCTCCCGGAGTTGGCCGTCAGTGGGTGACACTGGCGGCTTTTTGTTTTCCTTTACTTTCATTTTCTGTCGGCGGTGACGGAGACATACATCAGATGGAAAAAATCACAACGGGTGTGTCATACACCACGTCAGCGGTGGGGACGGGATACTGGTTACTGCAGCTGCTGGACAAAGTCTCTCCGTCCCAGTGGGTGGCAATAGGTGTACTGGGGAGTCTGCTGTTTGGCCTGCTGACGTATCTGACTAACCTGTATTTCAAAATCAGGGAGGACCGCCGTAAGACGGCGCGGGGAGACTAAAGCGATGAAGAAAAAATACGAACTGGTTGTTAAAGAGATAAATAATTACCCGGATAAGATTGCTGTTACTGTGGCACTTGAAATTGGCGGGCATCCGTCGTTGTTGTTGCCACATGTGGCGATTAGTCTTGACCGTACTGAAGGTGCCACGCTGGAGTTCTACGAAGCTGAGGCGAAAAAACAGGCGAAGCAGTTTTTCATGGATATTGTTGCCGGGTTATGCGAAGGGGATGAACCGTCACCGGAAAAGCGCCCCGTAATTTTAGATGCGCAGGATGTATTGATAACCTACAAAGGAAAGCTACCGGGAAGAATTACTTGTTCTCTGAAGATGCCGCCGTCAACACTGCGGTCAGAAAAAGATGATGTTGAATCGCGTATTGAAAAACTGGAGTGCTATATCGCTGAATTGAAAAAAAGCACCCCAACAAAAAATGAGGTGCTTGCAGCAGACGAAATGAAAGAAGCTATTCCTGATCGCGCGGCGAATCTAAGCTGCGCTTCATGGTTGAAAGAGCATCTTCAGCAGCCTGAAAAAAAACGCCGCGATGAGCAGTTTGCTGCGTTTTACGATTATTGCCGGAAAGTGATGAGCAGAAATCTCGCAGAGTGTTTCAGTATTCATAATGATAATTTCAGTGACCTGGAATGGGAGTGTAACCGGCCATCCTTTGTTGTATCCGGTGATGCTGGGAAAATAACCATCTCAGAAAATGGAAAAGTAACACCGCCATCGCACCAGCATAGTGAGGAGCTCATTGAATTTGCCATTGATTACCTGAAGAACAATAAAAAGCAGGGGCTGATGAAGTGCATTGGTCGTTGCATGGGATATCTGCAGATAGCTGCTGAGATTGAAGCGCTGGCCAGTGGTGCGGACAAGGATGCAGTTGTGCGGGAGGCTCTTCTTCGTGATTTTGATAATCCGCCCTTTAAAAAAGTGCCGGCTTACTGGTTTCATCCAGGACTGACTTATCTTAAAGGACGTATATAAGCTGGCTCGTTATCTGTTGCCGATAAATCCTGATAAATATCCATGAACACCAAAATCAAATACGGCCTGTCGGCTGCCGTTCTGGCGCTGATTGCCGCTGGTGCGCCTGCGCCTGACATTCTCGACCAGTTTCTGGATGAAAAGGAAGGTAACCACACCACGGCATACCGTGATGGTGCGGGGATCTGGACCATCTGCCGTGGTGCCATCATGGTGGATGGTAAACCTGTTGTTCCAGGCATGAAGTTGTCGAAGGCAAAATGCGCTCAGGTTAACGCCATTGAGCGTAATAAGGCGCTGGCATGGGTGGAGAAAAACATCAAAGTGCCATTGACCGAACCACAGAAAGCGGGGATTGCGTCATTCTGTCCGTACAACATTGGCCCCGGTAAGTGTTTCCCGTCGACGTTTTATAAACGAATTAATGCAGGCGATCGCAGGGGGGCGTGTGAGGCGATTCGCTGGTGGATTAAGGACGGTGGCAGAGACTGCCGTATTCGCTCAAACAACTGTTACGGTCAGGTATCCCGTCGCGACCAGGAGAGTGCGCTGGCGTGCTGGGGAATTGACAGATAAGCAGAATATTTTGCTGAAAAATGCGGTTTGCTCACACGGACGGATAACACGAAATCCTGCGAACTGACAAAAACTAAGTGAATAAAAGTAAAAACCCCGTTTGTTGGCTGCAAGCGGGGTTTTGTGTTTCCTGACTCTGGAAAAGTCAAAGGAGAAAGTGTGTTTGATTTTAGCAAACTGATTCGGGAGATTCGAGTGATGGCTGAAAAATTATCCACCTGGAAGTTCATTCTTATCTGGCTGGTGTTTGTGATTATGGCCTCCGGTTATTTCATCGGTCAGATACGCTGGTGGTGAAATGAACCGCGTACTGTGCGTGGTCATCATTGCCCTGCTGGTGGCCTGTGGTGCGCTTAGTCTGGGGCTGAATCATTACCGTGATAACGCCATAACCTACAAAGAGCAGCGCGATAAAAAAGTCAGTGAGCTGGAGCAGGCAAATGCAACCATTACTGATATGCAGCAGCGCCAGCGTGATGTTGCTGCACTTGATGCCAGATACTCGAGGGAATTAGCCGATGCGAGAGCTGAAAATGAAACTCTTCGCGCTGACGTTGCCGCTGGTCGTAAGCGCCTGCGGATCAACGCCACCTGTCCAGGCTCCGTGCGTGAAGCCCCCACCACCTCCGGCGTGGATAATGCAACCGGCCCCCAACTGGCAGACACCGTTACACGGGATTATTTCACCCTCAGAGAGCGGCTGATGACGATGCACAAGCAACTGGAAGGGGCACAGGACTATATCCGCACTCAGTGCCTGAAATAAGTTTTGTTGATGCGCCGTATCGTCGCTGTATTCCCTCATTAACAGAGACCGCAGCCCGACAGGGAGACTCCTCTGCGCGAGTGTGCGGGGATAATCAAAAACGATACACACCGGGGTTTACCGCGTTAACGGAGCGCGGCGTTGTCCCCTCATAGTCGCCTGTCCGGTGCGATGGTGGAAGAAGCCGGATGTTTATCACTATTAATTGATGACACAGAAATGGATTCATTGAATTTCAGCACGTTTTTGTATTCGTGTTATTGAACATCTGTTTATTTTACTTTTAACATATTGATAATAAAAAGAGCTGTAAATCTTTAGATGAGTCGATTTTGTCCGGGGAAGTTCAAATGGATTTTATGCTGACGGTTTCTGGTGTGGTTATCCTGTCCATTGCTTATACTGCAGATAAATATGGCTGCCATTTGTTATCACGTATTGGCGCTTATTGTTCGTTGATGCTGATTTTCTCGTCGCTTTTTTTGAGTAAGTTATATTAATTATAACAAATAATTTTCTGTGTTATTTTTTCAGGCTATCCCGTCAGAGGGGAAGCCTGTACTGCCGGGGAGCGAATGGAAAACTGATGTGTCCGGTAACTGCGTGTTCTGTGAACACCATGTTACTTAATTATGTAATTCATACCCGAACTCTCTGTTGACAGCCTTCTTCTGCAGGCTTCAATAACCCACGCTGAAAAGTTTCCTGAACCTTTCAGATCAAGAGCGATGTTAATTTGTTCAATCATCTGGTTTGGAAATCGGATGTTGCGGGTTGTTGTTCTGCGGGTTCTGTTCTTTGATGACATAATGTTTCCCCATATTCAGTGTTGCTGATTTGTATTATCTGAAGTTGCTTTTACGTTAATTTGACGCAGATCAATTAATACGATACCTGCGTCATAATTGATTATTTCTCGTGGTTTGATGGCGTACACACATGTTGTGATAAACCTTATATAGATGATAATTATTATCATTTCGTGGGTCCTTTCCGGCGATCCGACCGGTTACGGGGCGGCGACCTCGCGGGTTTTCGCTATTTATGAAAATTTTCCGGGATCCATGTCCGGTTTCTCTTCAAGTTAACTATATGAAAAATATAAAAACAGGTCTTCTGTGAACCGGACATGAACAAAAAACAGACATGTAAACCGGACATGACCGGTTTTGTTGTGATTGTGAGGTGAGAGTTTTTGCGAGGTGAGGAGTGGCTACGCAGACTGAAGTTGCCAGGCATTTGAGTCTGACCGATCGCCAGCTTCGCAGATTGCAGAAATTACCGGGTGCCCCGGTCTCGAATAAGCGAGGGCAACTGGATCTGGATGCCTGGCGCGATTTTTACATATCGTATCTGAGAAGAAGTAAAAACGATGTGCCTGATGGCGATAGCGAAGAAGACTATGAAGAGAAATTGCTTATTGCCAGATGGGAACTGACAGCAGAACAGGCTGTTACACAGCAGTTAAAAAATGAGGTGTCAAAAGGAAAACTGATTGACACCGGGTTCTGTATTTTTGCCCTCAGTAAGCTGGCAATGGCGTTATCCAGTACGCTTGATTCCATCCCTTTATCCATGCAGCGACAGTTTCCTGATTTAACACCGCGCCATCTTGACCATCTGAAAACCCTTATTGCTAAGGGGGCAAATCAGTGTGCGCGGGCAGGGGATAAATTACCGGATTTACTTGATGAATATATCAGAGCAACAACTGAATAATATGATGAGCGCTGTCACAACTGCATTACAGCCCCTGATAAGGGCATTGCCGGTGACGCCAGTTGAATGGGCTGATCAAAATTATTATCTGCCTAAAGAATCTTCATATGGTGAGGGCGAATGGAAAACGCTGCCATTCCAGATCGCCATCATGAACAGCATGGGGAATGATCAGATCCGCACTGTTAATCTGATTAAATCTGCCCGTGTTGGCTATACAAAGATGTTGCTGGGGGTGGTCGGGTATTTTATTGAGCATAAATCCCGAAACAGTCTGCTTTTTCAGCCCACGGATTCTGCCGCTGAAGATTTTATGAAGTCTCACGTGGAGGCGACGATTCGGAACGTGCCATGCCTGAAAGACCTTTCCCCATGGCTGGGTCGTAAACATCGTGACAATACTCTCACGCTGAAACGCTTTTCATCGGGCGTCGGTTTCTGGTGCCTGGGCGGCGCTGCCGCCAAAAACTACCGTGAAAAATCCGTGGACGTGGTCTGTTATGACGAGCTTTCCTCGTTCGAACCGGATGTTGAAAAAGAGGGTTCGCCAACCCTGCTGGGGGATAAACGTATTGAGGGCTCTGTATGGCCAAAATCCATTCGCGGCTCGACGCCTAAAATCAAAGGCTCCTGCCAGATCGAAAAAGCCGCTAACGAGTCGGCACACTTCATGCGTTTTTATGTGCCCTGTCCGCACTGTGGGGAGGAGCAGTATCTGAAATTTGGCGATGATGCCTCGCCTTTCGGTCTTAAGTGGGAGAAGAATAAGCCAGAAAGTGTTTTCTACCTTTGTGAGCATCATGGCTGTGTGATCCATCAGTCTGAGCTTGACCAGAGTAACGGGCGGTGGATCTGTGAAAACACGGGCATGTGGACCCGTGACGGCCTGATGTTTTTCAGCGCCCGGGGTGATGAAATTCCGCCGCCGCGCTCCATCACTTTCCATATCTGGACGGCGTACAGTCCGTTCACCACCTGGGTACAGATTGTCTATGACTGGCTGGATGCACTGAAAGATCCCAACGGCCTGAAAACCTTTGTGAACACCACGCTGGGCGAGACCTGGGAAGAGGCTGTGGGCGAAAAACTCGATCACCAGGTGCTGATGGATAAGGTTGTGCGTTACACGGCGGCGGTGCCTGCCCGGGTGGTTTATCTGACGGCGGGCATTGACTCGCAGCGAAACCGTTTTGAGATGTATGTCTGGGGATGGGCTCCGGGAGAGGAAGCCTTTCTGGTGGATAAAATCATCATTATGGGGCGTCCTGATGAGGAAGAGACGCTGTTACGTGTGGATGCGGCGATCAACAAAAAATACCGCCATGCGGATGGCACCGAAATGACTATTTCCCGTGTCTGCTGGGACACCGGGGGGATCGATGGTGAAATTGTTTATCAGAGATCAAAAAAACACGGTGTTTTCCGGGTGCTGCCGGTAAAAGGCGCATCTGTCTATGGCAAGCCGGTGATCACCATGCCAAAAACCCGCAATCAGCGGGGCGTGTATCTGTGTGAAGTGGGAACGGACACCGCAAAAGAAATTCTCTATGCCCGTATGAAAGCCGATCCCTCGCCTGCGGATGAAGCCACGTCGTATGCCATCCGTTTTCCTGATGATCCGGAGATTTTTTCGCAGACAGAGGCGCAGCAACTGGTCGCGGAAGAGCTTGTGGAGAAGTGGGAAAAAGGAAAGATGCGTCTGCTGTGGGATAACAAAAAGCGGCGTAACGAAGCGCTGGACTGCCTGGTGTATGCCTACGCGGCATTACGTGTGTCCGTGCAACGCTGGCAGCTTGATCTGGCTGTACTGGCAAAATCCCGGGAAGAAGAGACGACCCGGCCAACCCTTAAAGAACTGGCAGCGAAGCTGTCCGGAGGAGTGAATGGTTACAGTCGCTGAACTGCAGGCGCTGCGTCAGGCGCGCCTTGATTTATTAACCGGTAAACGGGTGGTGTCTGTCCAGAAAGATGGTCGCAGAATTGAATATACGGCGGCTTCTCTGGATGAGCTTAACCGGGCGATCAATGATGCGGAGTCGGTACTGGGGACAACCCGGTGTCGCCGTCGTCCGCTGGGAGTGAGATTATGAAACGAACGCCTGTCCTGATTGATGTGAACGGCGTTCCGCTTCGTGAGAGTCTCAGCTACAACGGGGGCGGTGCAGGATTTGGCGGGCAAATGGCTGAGTGGTTGCCACCGGCGCAGAGTGCCGATGCGGCCCTGCTGCCCGCGTTGCGTCTGGGGAATGCCCGGGCAGATGATCTGGTGCGCAATAACGGAATAGCGGCTAATGCGGTGGCTCTGCATAAGGATCACATTGTCGGGCATATGTTTCTGATCAGCTACCGTCCGAACTGGCGCTGGCTGGGGATGCGGGAGACCGCAGCAAAAAGCTTTGTCGATGAGGTGGAGGCGGCCTGGTCGGAATACGCCGAAGGGATGTCTGGCGAGATCGACGTGGAAGGAAAACGCACGTTCACGGAATTTATCCGTGAAGGTGTGGGCGTTCATGCGTTTAACGGCGAAATCTTTGTGCAGCCGGTCTGGGATACGGAAACCACGCAGTTATTCCGTACGCGTTTTAAAGCCGTGAGTCCGAAACGGGTGGACACGCCTGGACACGGTATGGGGAACCGTTTTCTGCGGGCCGGTGTGGAGGTCGATCGATATGGCCGTGCCGTCGCGTACCATATCTGTGAGGATGATTTTCCGTTCTCTGGTAGTGGACGATGGGAACGGATCCCGCGTGAACTTCCCACCGGGCGTCCGGCCATGCTGCATATTTTCGAGCCGGTGGAGGACGGGCAGACCCGTGGGGCTAATCAGTTTTACAGCGTCATGGAACGGCTGAAGATGCTCGATTCCCTGCAGGCAACACAGCTTCAGTCGGCCATAGTGAAGGCGATGTATGCAGCGACGATTGAAAGTGAACTTGATACCGAAAAGGCCTTTGAATATATCGCCGGCGCGCCACAGGAGCAGAAGGATAATCCGCTTATTAATATTCTGGAGAAGTTTTCCAGCTGGTATGACACGAATAACGTGACACTGGGCGGTGTCAAAATTCCGCACCTTTTCCCTGGTGATGATCTGAAACTACAGACTGCGCAGGATTCAGACAATGGATTTTCTGCGCTTGAACAGGCGCTGCTGCGGTATATCGCCGCCGGTCTTGGCGTTTCCTACGAACAGTTGTCCCGTGATTACTCGAAGGTCAGTTACTCAAGTGCCCGCGCCTCCGCCAATGAGTCGTGGCGCTATTTTATGGGGCGGCGAAAATTTATTGCGGCCCGGCTGGCCACGCAGATGTTTTCCTGCTGGCTGGAAGAGGCACTTCTTCGGGGGATTATTCGTCCGCCACGGGCACGTTTTGATTTTTATCAGGCGCGATCAGCCTGGTCACGGGCAGAGTGGATTGGTGCCGGAAGAATGGCCATTGACGGGCTCAAGGAAGTCCAGGAATCAGTGATGCGCATTGAGGCCGGACTGAGCACGTATGAGAAAGAGCTGGCGCTGATGGGCGAGGATTATCAGGACATTTTCCGCCAGCAGGTCAGGGAATCTGCTGAGCGGCAAAAAGCCGGACTCTCACGTCCGGTGTGGATAGCGCGGGCGTATCAGCAGCAGATAGCGGAGAGTCGCAGGCCGGAAGAGGAGACAACACCCCGTGAGACGTAATCTTTCACACATTATTGCCGCAGCATTCAATGAACCGCTGCTTCTGGAGCCCGCCTATGCGCGGGTTTTCTTTTGCGCGCTCGGGCGCGAGATGGGGGCAGCAAGTCTTTCGGTACCACAGCAGCAGGTACAGCTTGATGCTCCCGGAATGCTGGCTGAAACGGACGAGTACATGGCCGGAGGTAAACGACCGGCCCGTGTTTACCGGGTGGTGAACGGTATTGCTGTACTGCCGGTGACCGGCACGCTGGTGCACCGGCTGGGGGGTATGCGGCCATTTTCCGGAATGACAGGCTATGACGGCATTGTCGCCTGTCTTCAGCAGGCAATGGCGGATAGCCAGGTGCGGGGCGTACTGCTGGACATTGACAGTCCGGGCGGGCAGGCCGCCGGCGCGTTTGACTGCGCTGACATGATTTACCGCCTCCGTCAGCAGAAGCCGGTCTGGGCACTGTGCAATGACACGGCCTGTTCTGCAGCCATGCTGCTGGCGTCGGCCTGCTCCCGACGGCTGGTTACCCAGACATCCCGTATCGGCTCCATTGGCGTGATGATGAGCCATGTCAGCTATGCCGGTCATCTGGCGCAGGCCGGTGTGGATATCACGCTGATTTACTCAGGGGCGCACAAGGTGGATGGCAATCAGTTTGAAGCCTTACCGGCAGAGGTTCGCCAGGACATGCAGCAGCGCATTGATGCGGCGCGCCGGATGTTTGCCGAAAAAGTGGCCATGTTTACCGGTCTGTCTGTTGATGCCGTCACGGGAACAGAGGCCGCCGTTTTTGAAGGTCAGTCCGGCATTGATGCCGGGCTGGCGGATGAATTAGTCAATGCGTCGGATGCCATCAGTGTGATGGCCACGGCGCTGAACAGTAATGTCAGAGGAGGCACTATGCCGCAATTAACTGCAACGGAAGCCGCCGCGCAGGAGAACCAGCGAGTGATGGGGATCCTGACATGCCAGGAAGCGAAAGGACGTGAACAGCTTGCCACGATGCTGGCAGGACAACAGGGCATGAGCGTTGAACAGGCCCGGGCGATTCTGGCCGCGGCGGCACCGCAGCAGCCGGTGGCATCCACGCAGAGTGAAGCCGATCGCATTATGGCGTGTGAAGAAGCGAACGGTCGTGAACAACTGGCGGCAACGCTGGCGGCGATGCCGGAGATGACGGTGGAAAAAGCCCGCCCGATCCTGGCTGCTTCACCGCAGGCGGATGCCGGACCCTCACTCCGTGATCAGATCATGGCACTGGATGAGGCAAAAGGGGCTGAGGCGCAGGCTGAACAGCTGGCTGCCTGCCCGGGAATGACTGTGGAGAGCGCCCGGGCTGTGCTGGCTGTGGGATCAGGTAAGGCAGAACCGGTCTCTGCATCCACAACCGCCCTGTTTGAACGCATCATGGCGAACCATTCACCGGCAGCGGTACAGGGTGGCGTGCCACAGACGTCAGCAGACGGTGATGCGGACGTGAAAATGCTCATGGCTATGCCATGAAGTCAGTGCTGACCATCAACAGGAGGTTTTTACAATATGGTACAGATGGTGCGCTCATCACCGGACTGACCTTTCTTGACCCCAAAGATGCCACACAGGTTCAGGGGCTGTTTCAGCATTTGCAGGTCAGGTTTGGTGACGGGCCGTGGCAGGATGTTAAGGGGCTGGATGAAGTGGGCAGTGATACAGGCAGAACAGGAGAATGACATGAACGTACTAAAAAAACTTATGCAGCGTCTGTGTGGTTGCGGAAAGCATGATGGCCGTGAACACGTGCAGTCGCTTACAGCACAACTGCGACTGGGGCCGGCAGACATCATGGAGTCCGATGAGAATGGTATTATTCCGGAGCAGGCCAGGGTAATCACGCAGGTGGTGATACTGGATGCGGATAAAAAGCAGATACAGTGTGTGGTAAGACCGCTGCAAATCCTGCGTGCTGACGGGACGTGGGAAAATATTGGCGGAATGAAATAGCCGACAGCTTCACAAAAACCGGAGTCCGGCTCTGGTTTTTGTTGTCACGTATGGGGGATGTTTGTTACAGCTATTTAAGTCTGGAGTTCAAATTAAAATAGGGAGCTTTGTTATGCCATTAACCTCAGATATTAGATCACATTCATTTAATCTTGGGGTGGAGGTTGTTCGTGCCCGAATTGTAGCCAATGGGCGCGGAGATATTACAGTCGGTGGTGAAACTGTCAGTATTGTGTATGATTCTACTAATGGGCACTTTTCATCCAGTGGCGGTAATGGCGGATTGCTTTCTGAGTTATTGCTTTTGGGATTTAATAGTGGTCCTCGAGCCCTTGGTGAGAGAATGCTAAGTATGCTTTCGGACTCAGGTGAAGCACAATTGCAAGAGAGTATTCAGAACAAAATATCTCAATGTAAGTTTTCTGTTTGTCCAGAGAGACTTCAGTGCCCGCTTGAGGCTATTCAATGTCCAATTACACTGGAGCAACCAGCAGAAGGCGTATTGGTCAGAAATTCAGAGAGCTCAGAAGTATGCTGCTTATTTGATGTTTATGCATTTGAACGTTTAGTTCGTGAAGATTTACCTCATCCATTGACACGAGAGGAAATAACGGTATCAATGATTGTAAGTCAAGAACAATGTATTTATGACCAAACCAAAGGAAACTTTGTCATAAAGGATAAGTGAAATAAATATTACCCAAGCTATATGTTAACTGCCAGTTGCTTATATGAAATGCTACAGATGTTCAGGGTATAAGGATGTGGTAATTGGTGTACTGGATGCAGCTAAAAAGCATATACAGTGAGTGGTAAGGCCGCTGCAAATCTGGCGTGCTGACGGGGAAATATTGGCGGGATGAAATAGCCGACGGATTCACAAAAACCGGAGTCCGGCTCCGGTTTTTGTTGTCATGTCAGGGAGATGTTTGTTATGAAGCCCAGAGGAAATATTTATCTGTATGAAGGAATATGGTAATGCCTGGATTAGTATCATATCTATCATCGACTTCATTCGCGAATGAGATGGCGGAGATGCGTCAGCAGGTAATGGAAGGGCAGATTGGTGGATTTCTCCTGGGAGGGGAGAGAGTTAGAGTTTCTTATATGCCAGATACAGGCCGTTTTTTAGCAGAAAGTGAAGGGCTGGGACTGGTTTATGCAGAATTATTGAATATTGGTTTTAATGATGGAGTTGATGCGCTCAGAAACAGGGTGTTAAGCGTGCTTCCTGGAATGGTGGCGCAACGACAAGAGAACTCTTTGCAGGCCAAAATATCGGAATGTACCTTTACTGTTGATATTGAAAAACTTCACTGTCCTGGTGAGGTGCTTCAATGTCCAATTACACTGGAGCAGCCTGAAAAAGGTATTTTTGTGAAGAATTCAGATGGTTCAGATGTATGTACTTTATTTGATGCCGCTGCATTTTCTCGTTTGACTGGTGAAGGCTTACCCCACCCACTGACCCGGGAACCAATAACGGCATCAATAATTGTAAAACATGAAGAATGCATTTATGACGATACCAGAGGAAACTTCGTTATAAAGGGTAATTGAAATGAACATTACCCTTTATTTTATTTAATGAAACATCCTGCAAACTGATATGAATTACTGAATGAGGTTTTTATGCCTGTTACCACCTTAAGTATCCCAAGTATATCTCAATTATCTCCTGCAGGAGTACAGTCTTTGCAGGATGCTGCCAGACTTGAAAGTGGAATAAGAATATCCATTGGTAGTGGCCAATATTCTGTTCACTATGTCCAACTACTGGATGGATTTTCAGTTGAACCGGTGAGAGGAGGCTTACTGGATAGGCTATTGGGGCGTGAGCATCGAATGGAGAGAAGGGCTGTGGCTCTGGAAAGGCAATTAAATGGAGGTGTCGATTTTTTAAGTAGTGTTAATAGCTATTTTCAGAGTGTCATGGCAGAACACAGAGAAAATAAAACAAGTAATAAAATATTAATGGAAAAAATAAATTCTTGTTTATTTAGACCTGATTCTAATCACTTTTCTTGCCCGGAGTCATTTTTGACATGCCCGATAACGCTGGACACCCCTGAGACTGGGGTGTTCATGAGAAACTCACGAGGTGCTGAGATATGCTCTCTATATGATAAGGACGCGTTAGTGCAACTTGTTGAAACTGGTGGAGCTCATCCTCTGAGTCGAGAACCTATAACAGAATCAATGATTATGAGAAAAGATGAATGTCACTTTGATACAAAAAGAGAAGCTTTTTGTTGTAAGTGATAATTAATGATATAAATATAGTTTTACGTACTTTTATTTTTTACTAAAGCAAAATTAAGTTATTAAAATGGAGGGAGAGGAATGCCTGTAGATTTAACGCCTTATATTTTACCTGGGGTTAGTTTTTTGTCTGACATTCCTCAAGAAACCTTGTCTGAGATACGTAATCAGACTATTCGTGGAGAAGCTCAAATAAGACTGGGTGAGTTGATGGTGTCAATACGACCTATGCAGGTAAATGGATATTTTATGGGAAGTCTTAACCAGGATGGTTTATCGAATGATAATATCCAGATTGGCCTTCAATATATAGAACATATTGAACGTACACTTAATCATGGTAGTTTGACAAGCCGTGAAGTTACAGTACTGCGTGAAATTGAGATGCTCGAAAATATGGATTTGCTTTCTAACTACCAGTTAGAGGAGTTGTTAGATAAAATTGAAGTATGTGCATTTAATGTGGAGCATGCACAATTGCAAGTGCCAGAGAGCTTACGAACATGCCCTGTTACATTATGTGAACCAGAAGATGGGGTATTTATGAGGAATTCAATGAATTCAAATGTTTGTATGTTGTATGATAAAATGGCATTAATACATCTTGTTAAAACAAGGGCGGCTCATCCTTTGAGCAGGGAGTCAATCGCAGTTTCAATGATTGTAGGAAGAGATAATTGTGCTTTTGACCCTGACAGAGGTAACTTCGTTTTAAAAAATTAAGATAGCAATGGCGGGTTAACTTTTCGTAAAATGAAATTAATTCTCGGTACGGCATGTAAAACACGGCACCTCGTATGCAAGAACGTACTGCGGTTGGTTGGTGAACTTTCGATAGTGCTAGTATTGGATGATTTCCAGCCGTTACCGATTTTATATAACTTCAGTGGAATTATTCAACACACAGGCAAAACGGAATAAGCTGAGAAAAAAAGCGTGCTTTCCCAATCTGGGGTAAATCACGTCTGAATGACACCTGAAAACAGGTGGTGGCCTCAAGATGGCTTGGAATATTCTTCTTTAAATGTTATGTAATTTATTGATTTTTCGTGTACGATTTTAAGACATTTATTCCAAGAAAAATTTTTAACTCTTTGATTTTTCGACTCTGTATCATCGGTCTCGAAAACCGGAGTGGGGGCAACTCCACCGGGGGTTCAAATCCCCCTCTCTCCGCCAAAATTCAATCACTTATACATCATTAAGTCAGTGACAAAAATCACACTTGGAATTACTTGGAATATTTTCTTGGAATATTTTCAGGTAACGGGACATCAAGTGTCGGTGAAACTTTAACCTTCCTGTCATAGATTAGCACTTGCCCCTCGGTTTTGTGACCAGAGAAAAGTTGCTTATCCCGACTGCTTCCTTCATAGTCTGAAATTCCTTTCGCCTTCAGATCATGAAAGGTGAAGTCGGTTAAAATACCTGAAATTTTGCCTGCGCGATTTCTTGCTTCTACCCACATTTCGTTAAAGCCTTTGTACATATATCGGTTGCCGTATTGATTGCTGATTACATAGGCGGATGTTGGTAACTGTTTTGCTTTTTCGATCGCCGCCTGTAATCGTGGACTCCATGCTTTTATCTGTTTTTTCCCTGTTTTCCCTTGCTGGATAAAGATCCCGTCGTTTCCAATCTGCTCCCATTTCAGCGATAACACATCGGAAACCCTCGCTGCACACAGATAGGCAATTTCCATTGCGATAAAAACAGGAAGAGGTGCAACGCTTAATACTGCCTGGTATTCTTTGTCGGTTACATATCGTTCGCGGTTTTTGGCCTTGAATTTACTTACACCTGCACATGGGTTACCCTTCACGTACCCTCGCTCATACCCCCAACTGTAAACGCGGGACATACTGCTTTTTTCATGGTTGGCTTGCGTTTTACTCTGCTCCCCTCTCTTGTCCATGTATCGACGGATGTGTTCTGGTTTTATGGAATCTGCCGGCACCTTACCGAATACGGCAAGCAACTTTTTTTGATGTTGCAGATAATCTTTTTGTGTTCTTGGACTGAGGTCACTGTAATAGGCGCTGGCGAGGAATTTTTCCCACAAGCGACCGAATGTCATTGCACGATCGCGATTATTTACAGTTTCCTCATACTTTTTCCATAAAGCAGCTAAACCATCCTTGATGGCGGTTAGTGTTACAGATTCTCTGGATGTTGGTTTCCATACATAACTATATTTATTTGGGTATACATTTGGAGGTAATTTTTCGTGTTCAGGATTTTTCCTTCGTCTTCCCATCAGATCGCACCAAAATTCGGCTCTACCTCGCGTGGTGGTAAAGTTTTATTGCAGGTAAATAGCTCCCGGCTGACAATCGGTTTGCCACTACGATTGGTATAGAACGGAAGCCCGTTTTCCATTAACCATTTTCGCTGGTGGCTTGCATATTTGCAGCCCGTTAATATTAGCAATTCATCTTCGGTTAAAAATAAGCTGCTCATAGCTATATCTCATAACCGCCGCTAACTATATACGGTTAGCGGCAATTAGGGTTGAACATTAAAAATCAGCCTGACTCGGGATCAGTTTTTGCCAGATAGCTGAAACGTATTTTGCCTGGTAACGGGCGTCATCAAGTGCATTATGGCGCTCACCTTCGAATGGAATAGCCGTTCTGGCATCGAAGTCTATGGCTTTCCCCAGCTCAACGATTGTGCGTACATCGCGATCGTTGTAGTAACGCCACGGGCAGGGGATCCCCTGCCGTTCGTATGAACGGCGCAAAATCGTGTTGTCGAAGTTGGCTCCATTTCCCCAGACATGAACAAAAAATTCACCGGAGTTTTCGTCGATAAATTCCCGCAATTGTAACAGTGCATCATCTAACGGGATTTCATCGGCCATAATGGCAGATTGCGCTTCGCGTGATTGTTTAAGCCACCATTTAATGGTGTCCCGATCAATGACTCCGCCAGCAGTTTCCAGATCGATAGTCTTACTAAATTCCGGTCCCATATCTCCGGTTTGCGGATCGAAAAATATTGCACCTATTGAGATAATCGGGGCATCGGGATTTTTTCCCATGGTTTCAAGGTCGATCATCAGATGAATCCCCGCTCTGCTGGTGGATGTGAGATTATGATGACCGTTCGCCTTAATTAAGGGATCTGACGCCTCGCCAGTTTCACTATCGCTGGCATGATGCTGATTGCCGCCAGTGTTCTCCTTGTGCTGATGCGCAGTGCCTTCCATTTCCTCCGGATCATTTTCCTGAACTTCAGGCTGATTCTCTCCATCGAATATTTCCTGGTATGTTGCGTCACCCATCACCGCACCACAATCAGGGCAGTTGCCGCCACCGCTCTGACCGCAGGCGGTGCAGATCTTTTCCGGTTCCTGTTGCACTACTGGTTCAGGTTGTTTCGTTTCTGGCTCGTTTTGTAACGCATTTGGGCTGTTTTGTTCCGCTTTTTGGTAGTTCCGTTCCGATTCATGCTGGTTCTGGTTCACAGAATCGCGAGTCTGGATCCCCTTGACCCATTTCGGATCATTAGGGGCGCTAATCCCCTCAACAAATTCACCACGCGATACAGCAAGTAACTTATCGGCGTCAGGCTGGCTGATATTGGCTGCCTGCATAATTTTGTTTACTTCGTCAGCGGTAACTTTTACCGGCCCTGGTTGTGCGGTCGTGTCAGATGCACCAGTATTTTGTTGTGAACCTGAGTATGTACCGTTTTTGCGGGCGAAATATTCTTCTTTCGTGATTTCAGTAGCCCCAGCAGACAGCGCCTTATCCAGACCAGAAAGTTTGTTTGCGCGACCGTATTTTTCGCCATCCTTGTCGGTGAAGAGGAAGTAGAACGGCCCCTCACGCTCTACAGATGGTTCAGCTTCCGGCGCGGTTTCATTTTTTGGGATATCAGATACCTCAGTTTCCACTGCATCAGTTTGTGTTTCTGATGACTGGAGAACATCAACAGTGCCCAGGTCTGTTTCTTCATTCTCAAACACGCCCTTTGTCGTCAGGTATTCGCAGATATATTTGTTCAGTGCTACGGGATCTTTGTGAATGTCGATCGGACGTTCACGGACAAGGCCAAAAATAGTCTGGCGGTCGTAGCGAAGGGCATCAGGCTGTTTGCGCATTGATGCCGAGATACGCTTCCAGTCTTCGCGGCCGTTGTCGATAACTTCATTTTTTGCCCAGCGATGGATGCTGCCGTCAATGTTTCCGGCATCCACATCACCAGGCCAGAGAGCGTAGGCCAGTTCGTCATCCAGTGTTTTCCATGTCTGCTTGTATTCGCGATGAATGGCAGCAATGACCGGGCTGATTTTTCCTGTTGAATTTTCAGTGTACTGTTGATTGGCTCTGGCGCGGGCGAGATCAACAACAGACGTGTATTTTCCGGTTTCCTTGCGTTCACCTTCGCGACGTTTTTTCCAGATGCGCATCTCTGCCTGAATTTCGGGCCATTTAGCACCAGGAATACATTTATGCTTAACCCACCCAATGGCGTGCAACTTAAGCTCCGGATACATGGCGTTAACTTCTGGCATTTTCATCAACGCTTCAACGATATGTCCGTCGAATGTTGCCATGTCTTCCTGCAACAATTCCTGTGCGCTAATAACCATATCAACGGTGATGTTTTCACATGTGTCGAACTTAACCATGACAGCGTTCTGTACTTCAGGGGCCAGCTTGTCAAAAGTGACGTTCATCGGATCGGATTCAGTCTCAACCGGGACAAAAGAAGCAGACTCCTCATCCCAGCGGTTTTCCTGCATATATTCAGCATCCCATGAATCGAGGGCAGGGCGGGTATGCCAGGTTTATCCTCGCAGACAATAAATTTATAAGCGCAGTCCTGAGCAGCCGGATAATGTTCCAGGAATTGCCAGTGAAATTTTGCGCGGGCGCGACATTCATCACCGGCTTCAATGGCAGTGGCTACAGCGACTGCACCTTCTTCCTTTATTGCCTGTTCGTCCGGAATGGCGGCGCAAATAAAGACTTTACTCATTTTGTTTTACCTCATTACAGATTTAAGGGTGAACAAATCCCTGCCATTGCTGGCATATAAGAATGAAACCGGATATTTATTACGGAACTGTTTTAAAGACCTGCCGGGATTTCGTTATTATCCTGGTGAATAACTTTATCGACCGGGTAACAGTTACCGGGAATTTTCTGTTCGGTTGCTGCAGTCACACACTCCTGCATTGTCCTGTGAACACTGACTGCAATATCAACTGGCTCTCCGGAAACAAGAAAAACTGTCAGAACAAGTGCAAATGCTGTATTCATTGCCAGCATCCTTTTTGTATCGGACGTAAACGGGCCAGCATTGAAAGAATGCATATTTTATTTAATAACTCCCGTTCGTGTTTTCTCTTGTTAATGGCATCTTCAGTAAATACAGGGTTACTGATAGTGACACCAATTTCAAAACAACCTTCAGACGTATTAACGTTTGGTAATAACGTTTCCATTATCGCGTCCTCAACAATGAATTTTGTGATGCGATGCCTGGTGCCTCCAGGTGACGTTAACCAGTTAACAATTAACGCCGGATACAGAGAATCCACCCATAACACTGTTTTTGGTTTTAACTGTTCCGCGTGCGCTCAGCCGCATTCACCACATCACAAAATTCACTTTAAAAAGGGCGGCAGAGCAGTCACGGAGTAAAACTGATACCGCCAAACGTCACCAGAAAATTGATAACAGAGGGCGTTGCAGCGGGGTTGTCACTTAAGCGTATGGTCAACCTGACAACCCGGTGTCCTCAACGGGGGAAGGAATAACCCCGCCATACTTACCGCCGCGCCATTTCGCGGATTGCCACAACCGGAAGCGCACGGTCGACGAAAATTTAACGACAGGCTATCTATGAACCAGCTACCTCGCCGTGCGCTTTCGCGTTATGGTCTGACTTTTCAGGGAAATATCCTTTCAGTAAACTGTCAATGCCGGATGCTCACCCGTGTCCGGCGCACGCACTCCACCTCACCCGTGGAGAACTCCTTAATTACTAACCTTAGCTTTGTTGATTAGCTACTAACGCGGGTATGTAATCATTCTGGCAATGCTTAATGCCGCTGCTTTTTCCAGATTGGTGATATCCTGCTCCAGAGCGGACAGATTTTCAGCCTGCTTAGCTCTGGCTTCATTGGCCCATTTCAGATCCTGCGCTGCATTAATTTTCTGGTGCATCCACTCATAAAGTTCATCATCGGTATAGTCTGGCGCGATGATGACGGGTTCTCGTTTCTGCATACTGATTCCTCGCGGTGCTGTTTCGCTTATCAGCCGTTAGATTTTGCCGAACTGGAAAGCGCCTGTTTAAATTCGTTGAAGCTGAGAGCTTCTTCGCCTTCGGCAAGACCTTCGAAGTATTCTTCGTAAGCCTTTTCCATGATTGTGTCGAAATCCATATCACTCACCTGAGTTTCTTTCCAGCCAGCGACGGGCACCATTTTCGGTTTTAAACGTTTTGCTTTTGGTATACGTCATCGCGGTGAACGTACCGTCCTGGTTGGGAAACACGCCGTACACCAGAGATTCGTTGTTGCCAAGATCGATAGTATCCATGCTGACCTCATTTCCCCTTAACGCTGGGGTAGCGGAACTGTTTGCTGAGAACACCGTGCGGTGTGTTGATGCAAATAAGATTAGCCATGGCTAACATATAGGTCAAGTGATTTTGTATGTTATGGCTAACATGATTGATGTGGTAAAAGATAACTCATTGATGATGTTATCTTTTATTTGTCCGCTGACGGGCTTTTAGTAATTCTTCAAAGAGTTTATTGAAGTTTTTTACTCGAGCTCGCATTTCGGCGAGCTGGGTATCCTGTTCTGATTCTGGCAGTGCATTAAACAGCTCAAGGAGCTCTAGTTCTTTGGGGGATAAGGCAACTGGCTTCTCAACAGGTGGTGTTGGTTGCTTGTCTTCATCGCCAAATAGAATCCATGTTGGTGAGCATTGCAATACTTTGCTGAGGGCAAAAAGGTTCTTCCCTGTAGGTTCACTATCATCCCGTTCCCATTGTGATACAGACACATGGGAGATTTTCAGGGCTTTAGCAAGAGACCTTTGGGTGTGTTTGAGGTTTTTCCGACGATACCTAATGCGTTCGCCGATAGTTAAATTTTTTGTTTCCATAGTTAGCTAATGCTAAATCGTATTGACTATGTTTTTGTTAACATCTATTTTGTTAGTTATGACTAACAATAAAGGTGTTTTAAATGCTTAAAACTGACGCTCTTTTGTATTTCGGTTCAAAAACAAAACTTGCACAAGCAGCAGGTATTCGTTTGGCTTCGCTTTATAGCTGGAAAGGGGATTTAGTTCCCGAAGGTCGCGCGATGCGTCTACAGGAGGCATCTGGCGGGGAGCTTCAGTATGATCCCAAAGTTTATGATGAATATCGTAAGACGAAGCGGGCGGGGCGGTTGAACAATGAAAATCACTCCTGAACAGGCTCGTGAGGCTCTGGATGCCTGGATATGTCGACCAGGAATGACACAGGAGCAGGCGACGATATTAATCACTGAAGCATTCTGGGCTTTGAAAGAGCGCCCGAACATCGATGTTCAGCGTGTCACAGATGAAGGTGGCGCGGTTGATCAGCGAGCGCTTGGCGTTAATCGAGTGAAGATATTCGAACGCTGGAAGGCTATCGACACCAGGGATAAGCGTGAAAAGTTCACGGCGCTAGTGCCTGCGATTATGGAGGCTATCCGGATTAGTGATTTCAGGTTGTATCGTGAGATCAGTGATGGAAAAAGTATTACGTACATGATCGCCGGGTTAAATAAAGAATATGGCGATGTGGTGGAATCCGGACTGCTTTTTGCAGATCCTGCCGTTGTAGATCGTGAAACTGACGAACTTATAGAAAAAGCAATTGCTTTCAAGCTTGCGTATCGACAGCAATACCAACAAAAAGCTGGATGGAATTATGAGTCTTCTTTTTGCTGAACGCCCACTGGTTATAAACACGCAGCTGGCAATGAAAATTGGCTTAAACGAAGCCATTGTTTTGCAACAACTGCACTACTGGTTGAGAGATACCAACTCCGGCATGGAATGTGATGGTGTTCGCTGGATTTATAACACAACGGAACAATGGCTGGAACAGTTCCCATTCTGGTCAGAGTCAACGTTAAAGCGCGCGTTTGCAAGTCTGAAAACGCTGGGGCTTTTGCGTTGTGAAAAGCTCAATAAATCAAAGCGCGATATGACCAATTTCTACACGATCAACTACGGGAGCGAGCTTTTAGATGGTGGCAAATTGAGCGAATCCATCGGTTTAAAATGCGCCGCTCCATCAGGTCAAAATGACACGATGGAAGAGGTCAAAATGAAACGCTCCATTGGTTCAAAACGACTCAATGTCATCGGGTCAAAATGGCCTGATGATCTTACAGAGAATACAACAGAGATTACTACAGAGAATAAAAAGACTTCTCGTCCGGAAGCTTCGCAACCGGACCCGCAGACGGTTGAACAGGATTTTTTAACCCGACACCCTGACGCGGTTGTGTTCAGTGCGAAAAAACGCCAGTGGGGCAGCCAGGAAGATTTGGCGTGTGCGCAGTGGATCTGGGGGCGAATCGTGAGTCTTTACGAGCAGGCCGCCAGCGATGATGGCGAGATTTCGCGACCGAAAGAACCCAACTGGACCGCATGGGCCAACGACGTGCGCACAATGCGGATGCTGGATGGCAGAACTCACAGACAAATTTGTGAAATGTTTGGTCGGGTGCAGCGGGATCCATTCTGGGTAAAAAATATCATGAGTCCGTCAAAGCTTCGCGAAAAATGGGATGAACTGGTTATCCGCCTGGGGCGTTCGTCTGTACAGCGTTGTGTGAATCATATTTCTGAGCCGGATACCGAAATTCCGCCGGGCTTCAGGGGGTAAGTGTTAATTTCTGGTCATGAGGTAATTTTCAGGAGGGCTTGTGGCAAAAGTTTTTACACAAGAAGAGCGGGAAAAAATTAAAGGGCAGGTTGTTGAACTCGTACGCCGGAGTGGGCGTGAGACGTTACGGCAACTGGAAGTCAAGACAGGTGCGACAAGATATCTGATGAGCGTTCTCGCAAGAGAGCTGGTTGCCAGCGGCGATGTATACAACTCTGGTTACGGGTTATTCCCGTCTGAACAGGCGCGTAAGGACTGGCAAAATGCCCGTAAAAAGCTCTCAAGGGCAAAGCTGAAGGAACCATCTGCGGTTGATCCGGACCTTATCTGGTCATTACCTGACGGAGAAATACGTCGCTACGACAGGCGTCAGAACATAATCTGTCGCGAGTGCCGGAAGAGTGAAGTTATGCAGCGCATACTAGCATTCTATCAGGGAAATGCTCGATATTTATTGAAGTGATGAGATTAAAGTTTATTAGTTCAGATATTGATTGGCTCTTTTGTGGAGTAGGGTAGAGTTAGTGTGTTTGTCTGCTTGGTGCCAGCAGCGGATATGTTTAACAACAGAAAGCATTCAGCATGGTTAGTGGATTTGCAAAGTGGATTAGGATTTGAGAAACTTTGATGAAGTTGTAAAGCTTGTTTCTATAAAAATAGAAATTTAACTAATAGTTAAACACACCTCCAGCTTCATTGAAAAGGATTATTAGCTATGATTGATCCACTTATTAGAAACTTACAGAGTGATATTGCACTACTCCAGCTTTATATCGCGCAACGCAAACAGGCAGGCTTTCATGACATGGAAAGAATAATTGAGTCATTGACCATCTTTATGTTTCGCGCGCTGAAAATGGGTGAACTGGTAAACATGAATCAGATTAAAGTTAATTTTCCCGCCATTGATTTAGCTGATAATAAAAACATGATAGCAGTTCAAGTTACTACGAATGCAAGTCCAGCAAAAATTAAAAAAACTATCGAATCTTTTGAGAAAATAAATGAAATAGGAGAGAGTCTGAAAGATAAATACTCTACTTTATATATTTTTGGTTTTTGTAAAGCCTCAAGATACCTAACTCCAAGTTATTGTAAAATAATCGACCCCAGCTATTTCGTGAATGAACTTTGCGATAAAGCAGATGAAGATATGGTCCAGGATATGATTGACGCCATTCGACGCCATCATGATTATACATCATTACATCCATGGAGTGATAAAGATTCACTCGAAATTATACTCAATATTATTAATCGCAATGCAATAAAACATCGGATGAGTTGCGAAGGCAGTCTGTCTGATATGCTCACTGGTTTAAAAGAAATTAATGAAGTAATTACAAAAGGAACAATTCAACGTAAGCAACGTTCAAAATCGATATCTGACTTCAAAGATCAAAGCATGGTGAAATTTATGAGAGGTGTAATGGATGATTTGTCTGTTATTCAAGCCATAGTGAACAAATCTAAAGTTAACCAAGGTGATATGGTTTATATAAGCCATGAAGATATGATTAATATTGATAAATTAAAAGCTAAAATAGCAAGTGATTCATCAGAGATTGCAAGGCTAAATAATATTGATATAACACTAAATGTTGTTGATTTATAATTGTCGATTTAGCAAAACAGAGAATGCTTTGAAAGTTTCACCGAGAAATATTTATTGTGAACCTCCTTATTGTTTATCGACTTTTACTCTCCGCTCATTGCAGTACTGTCGGAGAAGGCTACTATGTACAAGAAGCAGCTAACATAAGCGAGCATCACTATTGATATTAGGAAGAGTATATAAAAACTTCATGCTGAACCTTACAAAAGTAGGTAAACCGGCAATGGCCTAAGTGGCAGGGTCATGTTGATCCGGCACTGCCGAGCTAATAATTAACAAGCAAATCACTCTTTCTAATAATTTGTTGAAATAAACTAAATATGTATATGTTTACCAACAACCACATATGAACTACCTGCTTTGCTCCATGATTTTATTATTTCTAAATTATTATCTGAGCATATTTTACTTACAGTATCCACATCTAATAAACCATAGTAGAAAGCATTGCGAGAGTTTTGGTATATATACCCATGCAAATGTTTAATACCGCTCTCGTACCTCTTGAAATAAGAACTTTTGTATTGATTGACAATCAGTGCTTCACCATCACTCTTTAATAATTCTCTAATCGCACTGAGGACTTTGTGAATTGTGGATTCACATGGAATTGCGGAAAGCACGTTTGCGCAAAGTATGAAATCATAATGATTTGTTATTTTATCTATATTTTCATAAGAAACAATATTAGCATTCTTATAGTTATTTATCACGTAATCTGGAATCGTGGTTTGTACACCTCTGATAATTTGCACTCTTTCTAGTTGTCTTCTGGAATCTAAAAATGTCACAGTTTCAAATTTATTTACTAATTGTTCTGAATATCTAAGTTTTCCACATCCAAAATCAAGGGCATTGCCATTTTTATTAGTGCTTTCAATCTGTTTACAGAGATAGTTAGATGGCATAGTGTGCGGTTTCGCTGCATTTTCTGAACGTATGTTTATTCCATTTATTTTGTAATTCAAAATCAACCTCGTTTAAAAAATATTGTTATTGTTAAAGAATTCTTTTATTTTGCTATCAGGTATTTGTCTTACTTGGCTTTCTGTTCTTGGTTTAACTGATGCTATGAAAATAAGGAAGTCAAATGCGACAAGAGAAATAATCCACAACCAAAGATTAATTAAAGAGCCAGTAACAGAGAATATATTTGTTAATTTGGCGATACTTATTATTAAAATAGTAACAAATGCGATTACTGTATGTTCAAAGAAAACCCAAAAGTAATAAACTTTGTTCCAGAAAAGTTCAACGTAATGTTTGTCTTTTAACTCTTTAACTTCTGGGTAATACAGTTTACTCATTACCTTGTGAGATTCATCAGTAGTTAATTTTCTCGTAACGCCTGCAATTTTTGCTAATGGTTTAATAATTAAATGACTATCCCACATCTTCCTTATTCCAATAATTTTTGCTACATTATTATGTAGATCTAAAGCTCCACTAATTACTGACCAAAAAACTGAAGATGCAATTGGTAATATGCCAAAGGTTAATATCCATTTAATAAATTCCTCGTAGTCTTTAACGGGGGGGATATACTTGGCATTAATGCCAACCAATGGCATGTAGCCATAAATGACTAATGATAGGTAAAATATAAATGTAGTAATAAAAGTCGCCTTATGGAGCATAGGCAACATTTCATTATAACTCTTTGGTGGTTCTAACATTTTACTCTCCAAACACTCAAAAAAAAGCTAATCTTCTATAATAACGAAATTCAGCTGGCACAATTAAAGATTAATTGCCACCAATTTCTTGATTTTATAATTTTATCTAAATGTTTTTGATTAATCTAGTCCTAAAAGAAACCTACTGCATAAATATTTATGCTGATGACCCACTCCCTGTTCGTTAACACATAGCAACGTTAGTAATGCATCCTAAGTGATCAATATTTTTGCTAGCTTCATCTGCTCGCTCAAAGGGAACTATAATGTTGGCTTGCGTGTGACTTGGCATGTTTAAAGAAGTGCTGGTGGTGACTGGTTGCTGTTTTCCATTTCCACAGAACAAAATCATAGAAACTATACCCAGTAGTTGTATTGAATCACTGACGAGACAGCCTCATATTTATCAGGACTGGTGTACGTCCAATACAGGAGGTTGTGGTGCTGGTTCTCAAATGTGCGCTGGCTATTGCTGCTGTAATGGCAATTTATTGTCTTGCTGTTGTTCTTATGGATCACCTTTCTGATTGATTTCATATTGGCGAGGTAACGGTAGTTAAGTAGAATTGCTGCGGGTGCTTGAGGCTATCTGCCTCGGGCATCAACACCAAAGGCAGATAGAGAAAAGCCCCAGTTAACATTACGCGTCCGGCAAGACGCTTAACATTAATCTGAGGCCATATCTATGCTCTACACACGTAGGTTAGCCTCTTACGTGCCGAAAGGCAAGGAGAAGCAGGCTATGAAGCAGCAAAAGGCGATGTTAATCGCCCTGATCGTCATCTGTTTAACCGTCATAGTGACGGCACTGGTAACGAGGAAAGACCTCTGCGAGGTACGAATCCGAACCGGCCAGACGGAGGTCGCTGTCTTCACAGCTTACGAACCTGAGGAGTAAGAGACCCGGCGGGGGAGTAATCTCCCGCCACCTCTGATGTGCCAGGCATCCTCAACGCACCCGCACTTAACCCGCTTCGGCGGGTTTTTGCATTAGTCTGGTTGACAAAAATAGAAAAATGCGAAAATATGTGGTTTACGAATTCTAAAAAAAGCGAAACTTGAAATGAATGAAAATCAGTTAGCTCCTTGTTGGGAATTTCAACCTTATCTTGCTGAAAACTATGTTCGCCACTTGTTGGCGGAGATCGCTAACGTACTTGAGCAGCTGTACTATCATAAGCACGCATTAGACAGCAACTGGTCTGAAGGTGTAAGGGCTTATGATTGGGTCAGAAATCATCTTATTCAAAATGAAGATGCAATTCCTGGCCTTGAGATGATTTCCAAGGGGTTGGACTATGTAGTTGCTTTAAATAAAGTTCCGCTACAATTTACCAAAGATTGCATTAATAACCCCAAAAAGAAACATCGTCTGCGTCGAAATAAAGTAGAGTATGAGCAACTCTCATTGTTTGGTGATGTTGAGGCTGAGCAAGATATTACATGGCGAGTCATAGCTGAGCCTTTTTTATCCGAAGAGGGCGATGGTGAATTAGAGTCCACACTGCCTCGTTGGGAGGTAGCTCTTGTTGGATTTAATACTTATGGTGCTCAGATTAGTATAGTTTCTCATCAATCTACAGCATCGATGCCGCTTATGCCTCTTGATTATAACACACTCCCTGACGAAGCGGAGATTAATAAGGTGCCTCTTCGTCGGCGTACGAAGGATAAAGATTTGGATGTGAGCAGTGATGGAACATCAGGTGAATAACTTCACTGAGTATCGGGGTGATAAGCTCAAACTAGCGAGAATGGCTGTTGGGCTTTCTTGTGAAGAGTTAGCCGAAAAAATTGGCAAGACAAAGCAATTCGTTAGCAAACTGGAGAAGGGGTGCAGGCCATCGGAGCAATGTCTTGAGTTAATATCTTCAGCGCTTATGATTAAGTCCAGTTTTCTTTTTACTGAACGAAAATACGCTCTGGAAAGTGATGTCTGCCATTTTCGGAGTAAGAAGTCCAGGACTCAAACGCTGACTAATAGTGTATTGGCCAGGGCTGAGATTCTTAATATTATAATTTCTGCTGTTGAAGGTGAAATCGAATTTCCTGACGTTAACATACCGGAGCACCCAGGGGCTGAATTACTTACTCCGAATGATATTGAGCGAGTGGCAGAAGATTGTCGCCGTGCCTGGAATTTAGGTCTTGGCCCTATATCATCAATGGTTAAATTGGCGGAGAGTTTAGGGGTAATCGTTGCGCATGTTACGGGAGTCGATGATCGTGTTGATGCTTTTACTGTTCACAATAACAGGCCTGTTATCATCAGGAACAATGTTAAAAAAAGCATATGTAGATTTCGCTCTGATTTAGGTCATGAATTAGGGCATTTAGTAATGCATGAGGGCATAACGACAGGTGATAAACTTACGGAATCACAAGCCGATCACTTTTCGAGCGCCTTATTAGTTCCCAGGTTATCTTTCATTAAAGAATTTCCACGAATACGAGGTAAGCAATTCGACTGGAATGCTCTGGTTGAATTTAAACTTAGATGGAAAATCAGCCTTAAAATGTGTATTTATCGAGCCAGCGCATTAGGCTTATTGACCCAGGAACAGGCAAGAACTGGCTATATGCATCTTAATTCCAGAGGGTATACGAGAGTTGAACCTGGTGATGAACTTTTGCGCCCTGAAGAACCCGGTATGCTGGCCGAGGCGATTGAAATGCTGGATGATGCAACCTGGCTAAGAATTCTTATGAAAACTGGCTTGAGCCAAGATTTAATTCGTGAGTTGTTCTCCATCAACAGACCTATTACAAATCCAAGAAATATTTTCCAGATTGTTTGAGTATACCCGCTTCGGCGGGTTTTTTGTTTTTATTTTCAACGTGTTTGAAGTTTTGGACGGTGCCAGAATAGAATCAAAAATACTTAAGTAGCGCGCAGGGAGAAGAGGGATGGACCCCGAACAGGGGGAGTGCTATTTATCTGGAAGGATTCTGTTGATGAAAATCGAAGAATTACGTGAAATTTTTAGTGAGGATGGCCTCTATACTGTGCGCGTTGAGAATGGCGCTATTGTCAGCCACTGCCGTATTAAATGTTTACAGTCTCAACAAAGGAAGAGTGGAGCTGCGTTAATTCATTTGGTGGATGGGCTTGTGACGGATGGTTTTATTTTGCGTGCAAATGAATTTGTCACATCGTTGCCGTCTCTGAAAGAAGCTGGGATTAAGGCTGGTTTTTCTGCTTTTGAAGATGAGTGAATTCATCTACAATTCAGCGCAGGGCTGAACCCCTGTTGAGTAACACTGTGCCACCGGAGAAAGCCGATGGCGCAAAATTCCAGACAACACAATTCTGATAATTCAGCCGTCTTTGCCAGCAGGCACGGGCGGCGTTCTCATGCATTCAAATCTGACTGGTTCCAGCATGATCCATGTACTGAAGAGCAGGCAGAGTGGCTAATTCAGAACTACCGCAGACGTGGTTACGAGTTTCAGAAAGACCTCAGCTTCGACTTCCGACACTGGATAATCTCAGTCAGACTGCCTTACTCTGAACGCCCACCGCGTCCGTCCCGCACATTCCAGCAGCGTATCTGGAGGTAACGTGCGGGTATTACTTCGACCTGTTCTGGTAACTCAGTAAATATAGTGCAGAGTTCACCCTGTCAAACGGTTTCTTTTGCAGGAAAGGAATATGAGTTAAAGGTCATTGATGAAAAAACGCCTATTCTTTTTCAGTGGTTTGAACCTAATCCTGAACGATATAAGAAAGATGAGGTTCCAATAGTTAATACTAAGCAGCATCCCTATTTAGATAATGTCACAAATGCGGCAAGGATAGAGAGTGATCGTATGATAGGTATTTTTGTTGATGGCGATTTTTCAGTCAACCAAAAGACTGCTTTTTCAAAATTGGAACGAGATTTTGAAAATGTAATGATAATCTATCGGGAAGATGTTGACTTCAGTATGTATGACAGAAAACTATCAGATATTTATCATGATATTATATGTGAACAAAGGTTACGAACTGAAGACAAAAGAGATGAATACTTGTTGAATCTGTTAGAGAAAGAGCTGAGGGAAATTTCAAAGGCGCAGGATTCTTTGATTTCTATGTATGCAAAGAAAAGAAATCATGCATGGTTTGATTTCTTCAGAAATTTAGCCTTATTAAAAGCAGGAGAGATATTCAGGTGCACATATAATACAAAGAATCACGGTATTTCATTCGGGGAGGGGTGTATCTATCTTGATATGGATATGATACTTACAGGTAAGCTTGGTACAATATATGCTCCTGATGGAATTTCAATGCATGTGGATCGTCGTAATGATAGTGTAAATATTGAAAATAGTGCAATAATTGTTAACCGTAGTAATCATCCTGCTCTACTTGAGGGACTTTCTTTTATGCATAGTAAAGTAGATGCTCATCCATATTATGATGGTTTGGGGAAAGGAGTTAAGAAATATTTTAATTTTACACCATTGCATAATTATAATCATTTTGTGACTTTATTGAGTTTAACCACCCTAATATAATCATGAACACAAGTCAGTATACATGCAGTTCATGGTAAATGAATTTGATATAGTTTATTTTGTTGTAATAAATGATTTGCAGGGTATTAGATATAAACATGAAAATTCCCTCATTACAGTCCAACTTCAACTTTTCCGCCCCGGCAGGATACTCTGCTCCCATTGCTCCTAATCGTGCTGAAAATGCCTATGCGGATTACGTTTTGGATATAGGTAAGCGAATACCACTTTCCGCAGCAGATTTAAGCAACGTATACGAAAGTGTAATACGCGCCGTCCATGACAGCCGTAGCAGGCTTATCGATCAGCATACAGTCGATATGATCGGCAACACTATACTTGATGCTTTGAGCCGCTCATAAACTTTTCGTGATGCCGTAAGCTATGGCATTCATATTCAGGATGCTGCAGATCGCAACGGATGAAGAGACATCGTTGTTGACAGTCTGGAAGAGGTATCGGGTGTTACTGAACCGTGTTGATACGTCAGTATCTCCAGATTTCGAGGGCCAGTAATACCTGATTTATAGTTCGTAAACGTTCGTCTGACGGGATGCTGGAAGGATGAATGAGTTGCCAGATACTCAAAAACAATAGTTAATTTCCAGTTTTTTGTTGTCATGTCATGGTGATGTTTGTTAAGAAAGTAAAGATTGATTCATTTTGAAGGTTGAAATGTATGCTATCACCATCTTCTGTAAATTTGGGGTGTTCATGGAATTCTTTAACCAGAAACCTGACTTTGCCTGATAATCGTGTTTTATCCCTCTGTAAGGGATGCTGCCGCTCACTCTGATAATGGGGCGCAAGTAAAGGTTAGCAACAGAACATATCGCGTTGTTTTAAGTGATAATAGGTTTTGCGTGACAAGAGAGAGTCATAGTGGATGTTTTACTAATATGCTGTATAGACTGGGATGGCCTAAGGGAGAGATCACCAGAAAAATTGAGGCTATGCTGAATTCATCGACAGTGAGCACGACTATAGAAAGAGGATCTGTTCGTTCGAACAGACCTGATTTACCTCCAGTGGATTATGCGCAGCCGGAGTTACCGCCAGCGGATTATACTCAGTCAGCGTTGCTGAGGCTTAGCAACAACAAATCACCCGTGCTAGGTAACGTTATTGGTAAAGGTGGTAATGCTGTCGTGTATGAAGATATGGAAAATACAACAAAAGTGTTGAAGATGTTTACTATATCTCAAAGCCATGAAGAGGTGACAAGCGAAGTTCGTTGTTTCAACCAGTATTATGGTGCCGGGAGTGCAGAGAAAATATATGGCGATAATAGAGATATTATTGGTATTAGAATGGATAAAATAAATGGAGAATCGCTTTTAAATATTTCGTCCTTGCCAGCACAGGCTGAGCATGCTATTTATGATATGTTTGAGAGACTGGAAAAAAAGGAATTCTTTTTGTTGATACAACAGAAACAAATGTTTTATATGATCGTGTGA